CTAGAAGCGGTTGCTCCTGATGGTACCCGTAAACAGTTCATCGAGGAACGAGGACATCAGACCCTGGTATGCCTTGCCGTAGAACTCAGCCTCGGTGAGGTTCAGGCGACGGATGCTATAGTAGTATTTCTTGAAGAACCAGTCGCGCTTGCCCTTGGGCGTGCCACCGGCCACACGGCCACCCCACGAGGGACCGACTTTCTTTGGTTCGTCAAGGCCATGTTCCTGACGGTAGGATTTGTCGAGGAACTCTAGTTGACCAGAGTCGCCTATGCGCTCGCGTGGGGTGTTCCCGCTATCGCCTTTCGGTTTGTTGCCAGCCCAGTACTTCCAAACAAAGGCAGGGCTGACGCCGGCAGCCACAAAAATTCCGTATTGTAGGAACTTGTGCTCGATGGTAGTCACCTTTCCTGTGGTCACCAATTCTTCAAATGAGTTTTGAAGTGCGCCAGTGTCTGTAATGTTCAGTTGAACGATCTTTTCTATCCAGATGTTAACCATCATCCTCGACCATTCCCGCTCATACAGTCTTATTTCTTGCTCGTTGAAGTAGTGCTTTTTTCGGCTTCTGCCGAATCCGTCCACTCGCTTTCCGAGTCTTTCAAGCATCGTTCCCATTTGCTACCTCCTTACTATATTTCCCACTCGCTTTCCATCTGGAGCTCATCCTCATACTCCATCGATTCGGGTTCATCGTTCTCTACCATGAAGTAGAGCCCAGTGACACCGCTCATCGTATAGCGTCCGAACTCCCTGGAATATATCTTCTCGACATTGAGAAAAGTGAAGTCATCATCTTTATCCTCATTCTCAAGCTGTGCCCTGTCCCAGATCATGCGGCGAACGAACTGCTTGAAGATCTCCCTGCACAAATTCAACTTTGCCTTTCGGTCTTCCATGTCATCCCAGCGGTATGCAGCAAGGATGAACACAGTATATACACGGCGTTGAAAGAAAGAGACGCCTTCACTGAACGTATTCCCGTCAGTGGTGTCATCGATCATCACGAAATTGGCCGTTTTCTGAAACTCCTGCATCACACCCTCGATGCTGTCGGGGCCCGAGCAGAATACTGGCTTGAAGCCATGCAGTTTGCACAGACGGTTCTTTTTACCCAGTGTCTTAAAGTATTCAAGTGCGTCGAATATCATTTCTTATCGTATTTCTCGTGAAACTCCTTTGCCTCTCGGGCCTTCTCATTCAGTTCAGTCAGTGCACGCCAGCAGGGAAGGGCCTTAATGGTCTCTTCCTTGGTGATGTCACCCTCGGTAAGTGCGCGGATCTGTGCGTCCATGGCGCCCATCAGGTCAATGTCCAGCTCTTCGATATCTGCATCCACCCTCCTGAAGAAGTGCGGCCAACGCTCAGCGAAGACGCTTTTTACGTGGGCAAACCAGCGCAGAGTACCCATCTGTTCCGCAGGAGAGAGTGACAGTCGCTTTGGATGCTTGCCGTTACGCTTCACATACAGGAACGTAGCTAGGCGTTCAATCATTTCCGGCTTGCCGCTGCTGACTGCCAACTGGTAGTATTGTTCTGCCAGGAGGTAGTCACCGAACGGGTAGTGGTCTAGGATATCGTCGACCGCCCGACAGCCGTGAATGCGCTCCAGCCGCACATCCATGCCGTCGAACGGATCGATGAAGTCGAATTGCCGGATGAAGCTCTGCACCTGCCACACCTGCAGTGTGAACCAGCGGCGGGGCTTCCACCATGCAGGTCGGAACCAGCAGCGGTAGCTCTGGGGCTCATCGTGTGCCGTGCGCACGGTATAGCCTTCGATATGTATGCCGCTCAGCCGGATAAGCATGTACGTTTTAACTGTTGCCAAGTTGTCAAACAATGACAGTAGCGTCAGCACATAGCGCAGCTGCTGCTGTGTCATCATCTGCCATGAAGTTGGCGCGTAGAGGTCTATCGAGCCATCAGCCAAAAATGTAGGCCGGTGCGTCCGGAGTGTTCTTAAAATTCTCATGATGGTTTACAGGATATCCGTGTTCAGCATATACAGAATATTTATTCAGATCAGCGTCGAGCATGTTCAGCAGTCGTCGCATCTTCAGTTTGACGGCCTGCTGGTCACCGGCAATCCAAAGGTTGATGATGTGCCGGCACTGGAAGATGGCGGGATTGTCATCGACAGTCACCGTGCCGCAGCGCACATGCTCCAGGAGTGCGTCCATATACTGGTTGCTCAGTTTCAGGCGCAGTGCTTCGTCGGCCTCGCTGATGAGCCGCTGAGCAGCCTGCCATTCAAGATGCGAAGCCGCAGGGCCTTGCATCTTCTGCAGCATACGGAAGTCGAAGAATAGCGTATCAATGTTCTCGCGTGCCTGGTCTGTAGTGCCCCAGTCGTTGACCTTGCACAGTTCGGTCAGCAGCTGGCCATGCGCTATCAGGACGCTGTCGCGGAGGTGTCCTATCAGGGCATCCACGCGCTGCTTCGAGGCCGGTGCCATCTGATTTGTGCTGACTACCCCGAATCCGGTAGGAGTCAGTACCAGGTCCAATTGCCGGAAAACAGAGAGGAACGCCTGCAGGCATACCCATTTCTTGACGGCGTTCTTCAGACTCTCGTGGCCTTCCCCCTCGATGGCTGACGTACCCACATCCCCGAGTACGCCAGCCTTGCAGTCGTCTAAGGTAGAAGAAAACTGTGGTTCTACCTTCTCATATACCTCCACATGAGAGGAGGTCGCCACGGAAACAATATTCTCAAATTCAGTCTTTGTTATTTCCATCGTCATTGCTATTAGTCGTTACTTCTTCTGCATCCTTGTTCTCATCGAGGGTAGTGAGCATCAGCATGGGCACGTCGACGGTCACGTTTTCGCTCCAGCCGTTATAGTGGAGGATGACGTGGTAGGGTTTCATCATCACGTCGTGGAACGGCTTTTCAAGAGCCTGCTTCATGGTGAACAGTTCCCGCTTATCGCTGCCGGAATTGTTCATCTGGCTTTTACCCGGTGTGGCTCCAATTAAATTAGGATGTACACCGAAAGCAAAGCACAGGGTATTGGCTGCCTCCTGCATGTCGTCGGCCCAGTCGCCGCCCTCCTTCTTTCCCTGGTTCAGGTTGATGACACGAACCATGGAGTGCTCCTTGCCTGAAGGATCCACGTAGTAGCCGCTGATGAGTGCCTTACCTGCATTCTTCGGACCGCAGACGAAATCGATGATACGTTGTTTTTCTTCCTTGATGCGTGCCTTTCGCTCATCTTCATCAGTGATGCCATCATTGTCACAGACAACATCCCAATAATCATCATGCACCTCAATTTGTAAGCGCGGTGCTGATGTGTTCTGGATCATGAACCGCTTGCCGATGCCAATCAGCTCGTAGATATCGAACCATGCATCGCGGAAGGCAGAGAAGAAATAAGGCCGTGAATACACCTGACGGCCAGGTGTGGCCATACGACATACGATGGCAAATTCGCAGTCCGTGCCGTCCTTCGGTGCCTTGCGCTTCTCGCCTGTCATGGGGTCGGCCTCCTTGCCCATGCGGACCATCAGGTCGCCCAAGGGGTCGTAGAAGTCAAGCATCGGCAGCACCTCGATATCGTTTGGGTCTGGAGCACCGTCGCGCCAGTCGCCATACAGCACATATTCGAAGCGCTTCTTACCTGCCAGACGGGCAAAGCGGCAGTAGCACATTTCCTTGTGGCGTACCTTCACTATCCGGCTATGGTCGCGGCAGAGGATAATCTTCGTGATGGAGGTGAAGAAGAACTTCATGTCCGTGGCCTGCTCCAGGAACAGCTCGTGCAGCGAGTTCCTGAGGCAGAAGGAGCGGATGTCCGCTTCCTGTGTGTCCTCGCGGGTGTCGCGGTCGATGAAGCGCACGCCCTGACCGTAGCAGGCCTGCACGTTGAACAGCTGGCACTGCGAGGTCACCATGTTCTCACCAATGCGCTGCATCACCTTGAACGGCAGCTGGTCATCATCGCCATAAGGCACATATTCGTAGTTCTGCTTTCCGATGGTGATGGGAGTGGTATTCAGTTTCTCATCGAAATCCTGAACAATGACGCGGCTCTCCTGGTACTTTGTGGCAGGGCTGCCCTCCTCAGCGATATCTACCACGCCTGCAGGGGCAACGCAGTATCGCGTCCATCCGGGTCGGCGCCCTATTGGCACCATCTCTTGCTTATTCTCTTCGTTCATAGATATACTGTATGTCCGTTAAACTCATAAATCAGCACGTCAATGACGGCTCTCACATCCCCATTTATAGGGTTCATCAGTCGGTGGATGCCTCCCCGCCAGTGGCCGGTGAGCGGCAGCCATCCGATATAGTCAACCTCGTTGCCATCCTTTTTCCATGCCCTGACGTTGACTTTCTTACGCTCCTTGCCTGCCTTATCCAGCAGCTGCAGCACCTCGTTGATATGTAAGGCCTCTTTCATCTTAGTTGAAGGTATGGTCAAACGTGTTGTCGAAAATACGTCCGACGCGGTCCATCTGCAGCACGTTCTGGATGCGCTGCGCATACTGGTACGAGAATGTGAAGCGCGGCATGTGGTCATCCTCGTTGGTTCTGTCCGACTTCGAGTCGGACAATACAACCTCCTTACCACCGTTGGCATCCTGCACGCTGCCGTTCACGACATTAACCACATACACCTCATCAGAGCGGAACAGGTCTTCAGCCCAGTTGGCCATTGCCGTATTCAGGAAGCCGGTGTCAGCCTTGAAAGTTCGTGTTTCCTCAATCTTATAGTTCCTGAGCTTGCCGCCGACACGAGCCTGAGAGCGTTTGAAGTCGCTGCCCACCTGATGTGTACCCGTACAGTAGATGTATTCCCAGACACCGAAGGAGTTGTAGAACTCGAGAATCGGAGCACAGTCAGGTTCCGAGAAGTCCATCTCGAAGCGCTGTCTGCGACTACCTGCAATCACGGTGTATGCCACCAGCTCCTTTCCTGAGGTCACGAAGTTATCAGGGCTTACATCGATGCAGGTATATGTGCTGCTGCCTCCGACAGTAGTAGCCGAGAAGGATCCTGTTGTGCCGTCTGCATATTCGGCGATGACTGAGGCAGAGTCGCTGCCATAGTACCACAACAGTTCGCGGCGTCCGCTTGCGGTGATCTTCGTCCCCATCAGTATGGAGAGGAAGTAGCCGGTGTAGAACTCCTGGGCACTGATGCCCACGTCGGCCATGGCGTAGAGGACGGTGCAGGCAGAAGAGGAACTGTCGGCAGATATCGAAACGCTGCATACCAGTTGCTTTCTCGCATACGGTTCCAGCAGCTCACCGAGGTCTGAGAGCGTGATGACATTATTAATCGGCCACAGCGACTCCTGCAGCAGTTGCTCACCGTCGCAGGTAACAGTCACCAGCTGCGGTGTTCCGTCGGTACCTGGTATTGTCACATCTGGCATTCCCGAAGTGAAATATATCTTGCCGTTCAGCGTCGAAAGATTGATTGTGCTCATTGCGATATTTTCTTTTCGGCAAAGGTACGAAGTTACCCCTGAAAGTAAAAATACAACGAAAAACCGGTGGCGCATCATCACGACGCACCACCGGCACAAATGTTTCCAAAAATTATTAATGTATGTTCACGTCAGAACGGTTACATCCATGTATCGCCAGATGGCCCACCTGACCGATCCGTCGGGCAGAGTGGTAAAGCCGTATTCGTGGGAACGCATATACCCAGCCACTACATCCTTGCTCATGGTCATCATTGGCGTCAGGTCATCCATGATATCCTCCGTAGTCTTCGGTTCCTCTGAGGCCTTGCCGAAGCCGGGATCCTCACCAGGCATGTTCGTACGGAACGTGAAGTAGGCGTCAAGTACCTCCACCTGACAGCGCTCCTGTTCATCGAGCGACTCCAGCCATTTCTTCACGCGCTCTTTCATCTTATCACTCATCTCTTTCATATTACTACTGTTTTAATGATTACTAATTATTAATATACAGGTGCAAAGATAAACAATTTTTCGGATATAGACACGCCGTCTGCAGACTTTTTCGTTTTTCACTCAAAACGGGAGGCAATCGCCCATGGGCGACCGGCAACCGAGGCCGTTTTTCTACGTCAGGAGGCTAAACGGTGCATCCGTGAGAGGCAATTGAGGTCATTTTTACCAAAAATTCCACACTCTTTTCGGCAAAAAGTCCCATAAACAGGCGTTTTTGAGGACTTTCGGACGGAAAAAGCGCCGCGCTGCTGCTTTAGCAGCCCCCACCGCCCTACGCTCCCGAGGCAATTGCCCTTTTTGCTCGAGCGGTATATGTAGGGAATTTTTACTTGTGGCAATTGCCTCCTTGTGTCGCTGCCGACCACGTCAGCCCGACCATATCCGCGGTCATGGCGCACCATGAGACACGAAAAGCCCCGATGCTCACGCACCAGGGCTTCACTTGCTCATTTAAATTACATTTATATAAAGTCAATCGATGCTAAAAGCACGACTGTCTGATAAAAACATCTCAGCGATATTCTTTATAGCCTCATTCAACTGTTCGAGCTTCTGCTTTGTAGGCTTACGTATGCCACTGGCGTACTGTCTCAGCTGGGTAGCATTCAGACCGGCGAACTTGGCCAACTGGGTGATGTTGAAGTAGGGATAGTAACTAAAGAAAGAGGGAACGTCAAAGGTGCGTCCGTTTATCTCAATTTGCGGTACATCATCACCCAACCTGTCCTTCAGCTCTGACAGAGCCACAAAGACATCCTTTTCTGCTTCACGGGCAGTTGCGCCATAGCCAATAAGTCCGAACTTCTCGAACTTCTCGTTGACTATGCACGAGTAGGATTTGTCACTCTGTGCCTCAAACGTCACTGTCACCTTCTTTGCCATATCTTACTTATTCTTTATAATCACCTAAAAAGCGCCCGCTAACATACAATTTAATAATTGCCGATAAGTCAACCCCTCCGAGGTAAGATTTACCCGAGCTTTCGCCCGAGTAAATCCTGATAGATACTACGAAGAGTTTTAATCTTTACCTCTTCAGTTCCGTGCCTCGAGACTTGAGTACACTTCCCTGTTATAGGACTGTACCATAAGTCGTGGTTAGCACCATGTTGAAGTAGAAAGCATCCTGCTTTCCTTAACTTCCTAGTCAACTCATTGACTTTCATAAATGTAATTAATTAAATGAGCGCTTTGTCATTTCTGACGATGCAAAGGTAGCAATAAAGTTACAAACTACCAAATATTTTTGTAACTTTTTTGCTACGAAATGTCATTTTTAACATTTCGAGGGCAAAATGCCACATTTTTGTGGCGGTAAGAGAGAAAACGACTGCCGCGTTGTCGCAACGAAGCAGCCGTCCAAAAAAATGTTTCCATAAGTGTGTTATTGTTGTGCTTGCACACGACGATAGATAACCCATATAGGATAGCCGTCGTCATTCTCAGTAGGGCGATAGCCATGGTCATAGAGGTATTCCACTATATCCATACCACTGACATGAAGCATGGGCTCCAGTTCCTCCTGGATATCAACCGTAGTACGGAACTCAGGGATATAACCATCCTGAGGCATCGATGAGCGAGAGCGTAGGTAGATTTCCAGCAGCTCTCTTACAAAATCCCTCTCTTCCATAGTCAATCATCGTTACGGGTTGTCGTCAACAGTGTAGTCAAATCCATCTTCAAGAGGCGCAAGGCACGGGCATAGTCGCGTGCCTGGTGATCATCCACTTCGTCGGACTCGAGAAAAAAACCTTCCAGTGTGTCCATCAGATCGATGCGGGTTTCCAGTTCCGTAGTGTCACAGAACTCATTGATGGCCTTAGCGGCCTCCGGGGTAAAAGCAATCGTCTTAGCCATTATTCGGTTCCTCCATCGTTAGGCTGCCCATCGGTAGTGGGGGGGTAAGTTTTGCCGGGCGCACATCTTGTACGCCGTTCACTGTCAGGTATTCCATGCGCAGGGCATGTATAGAGGCTGTTACAGCATGTTTCTCCTCACGGTACTTACGGTGAAACCATGCCTTATCGATCTCGTACTGTTTGTTAATCTCAGCACGCTTGTGCTTCAGATTGCCTATCTGAGAGGCAATTTTCTTCAGTTCCGTTTGGCGCTTGATGGAAAGTTCCATCTTGTGGGCGGCTTCACGCTCACCGATTTCCTGCATCTTCTTTTCAAGCTCCTCGCGTTTTGCCTGGTACTCGGAAAGAATCATAGCGCACCTCCTATCCCTATTAAGATGATTACTGCGGCGAGCCAGAGGTGAGCCTTCACCACGTCGCCATGACTGAACACTTCGCCCTCATCCGTGGCACAGAGAGCCGTGAACGACTCGCTGCGGGCGTTCCACCACACTTCCAAGTTCTTTACAGCACTTTCCACTCTGGAAAGAACCGTAGGCTGAACCTGCCCGAGTTGAATTGTTTGTTGCATATTGCACTATGTTGTTAGCAACCAGCGAACCCCACTGGCGGGGAGACAGAGAAACGGCTGCGCATCCCGTTGCTAACAACATAGTGACTCACCCAGAGGGCAGTTTTATGTTCGGAATGGCAGCCGTAGAGGTATATTACGAGTAACTACTCTGATGGCATAAAAAAATGCCCGGCTGTGATAGCTGAGCGTCTGACGTGCGCCCTGCCGAGTGGACTACCACTATGTTGTTAGCGATGGCAAAGGTACGAAAAAAATCCCGAACCTCCAAAGAAATTCGGGATTATTTTGCAAAAAAGTCATTTATTTTATAATTTTCGCCGCAGAGCCATCGCTTTTAATCACAATATTAACTCCTTTTTCCATTTCATTACGTTTAATGCCAGTCAGGCCGTAAACGCCTTTTTCTTTCGCCCTGACAGATAATGGAGCTGAAACGCTTGACGCTTCGCTAAGAGGCCTTATGTCCTTAAAGGAACCCCAATCCTCGTGATTCTTGTAATCCTCCACCATAGCATCAGGAACATAAAGAGTACAATTTTCGCAGAGGGATTTATTAAGACTATTGTGACACCATGGAATAACCGAAGACCTGATGATAATCTTTGAGAGGTTCGGCGTCTGCATCAGATTCCAGTCATTTAGCCACTCGAAAGTAGTAGGAAGGTCAAGAACCTGGGCGTTCAGAGTGGGGATAGAACTCGAAACAAAACGTCGAACTCCCTCAGGTACTATAAAATCAACAGAAGATTTTGCAATAGGGTATTGATACATGATGGTTTTCTCTTTATTGTAAAGAACTCCATCGACCGAAACATAATACTGATTATCCTCGCTGACAACAATATTTTCAAGTGTTTCGGTGTACAAAGAGCCTATTCCGATATCCATTACTCTGTACGGAATGAAGATTTCTTTATAAGAGCAACCAGCCATTGCGTAGGCTCCAAAGCTTGTAACGGTATTAGGAATACTGATTGATGTCACACCTTTACAACCTCTAAAAGCATAATCATCAATACTAGTAACGACATAAGTACTACCACTTATCTCAACCGTCTGTGGAATAACGATATCGCCAGAATAGTTCGCTTCTGCAACTGCAGCATGCATTAAAGGTTTACAATAAACACCGTTCTGTGCATACATCCGGATTCCCATAAGAACCGCAATCAAAACAATTAATACCTTTTTCATAAGCCATAAAATAATTAATACGGCTGCAAAGATAGTAAAATCGGCGATATTTTGTGCATTTTATCGCCGAAAAGTAGGTTTCAGAGCAAATTATAGGCAATTTACAGGCAAATAAAGAGGCGCAGCGCATCACTACGCCACACCTCCCGAAGTAAAAAAAACCGAAATAGACAATGGATGTTTAACCCTCATCAGCCCCGTCGTCATCATCGGGGTCTGTGTTGATCTCGAGAACAGCACCCTTGGTAGGCATCTGGAACGAGCCGACATAGGCACCGTCGTTCTCAGTCAGCATAATACGATTGCTGTTGACCTTAACAATAGGCTCTTTGCCGCCCACAGGCACAACGCTGACGTTCACGTTAGAGCCGGAAGCCAGATAGTCATTGTTGCTGATGGCGTTCTCGCTATCGTCGGTCACAGTAGCCGTGCCGTTGCCGTACTTATAGATGACCAGGCGATAGGTTCCGGGTTCGCCCTGCTGACTCTGGGAACCGCCACCGTTGGGCGTCACGGTGCCAGTACCGCTGCCGCTGTTGCCACTGTTGCTGCTGCTTGAACCGCTGTCACCCGATGGTGCAGAGGTGCTGCCGGTCTGCGTGGCGTCCTCGCCAGACGGCTCATCATCGTCGTAGGTAACGGTGTTCACGTCGGTTTCCGTCAGTTTCACGTCTTTACGCAGATCCTTCGCACGGAAGCGTGCACCAAGGAAGAGGTTCATGCGCACGGCAGTCACGTGGGTACGCACGTTGAAGTCGGCCGGAGTGGCCACACCCTTCGACTGGAGACCGAGCTTGAAGATGCCCAGTTCGTCGAAATAGACAGCCTTACCTTCCAACAGCTGTTCACGCAGACAGATTTCCATCTCGAGCAGTACGCCACGGATGGTGGCCTCGCTATAGACGCAGTGGTGCTCTGCCATGTGCTTGACGAACTCAGAGAAAGTCATCACCTCGTGAAGTCCGCGGGCATACCACTTACCGTAGGCCAGCGACTTCAGATTCTTGTTTTGATAAAGTTTGTAACGCATAGTTGATAATAATAAATTGAGTTGTTTGGCACGATTGCCGCTGCAAAGATAAACACTCCTGGAGTGGCAAATCGAGTTATATCCACTTGCGTCAAATCGCGTCAAGCAAGGTATTTTTCTATTCAGAAAGATATCGTTACCTTTGCATCCAAAACAAAGAAACAAAGGATAATGGGATTTCAGATAAGAGAATACGGACGTGCCGAACTGGCACAGGCATACAGTCCCAACATAGCGCCCATGTCGGCATGGAAGCGGCTGAAGACATGGATAAGACGCTTTCCCGGACTGGAAGAGCGGTTGCGACAGGTGGGATATGACGGCAACCAGCGCAACTTTACACCCCAGCAGGTACAGACCATTGTCGATGCACTGGGTGAACCATGAAGAAAGATTATATTGATTTTCGGGAAAGATGATACTGATCTTTCCCAAAGATTATACTATTTATTCGGATATTCGTTCGTCTGACTGCCACGACCCCAGGCAACAGGATAACGCTCCACGCCTATGCAGAGGGTGTCGAAAGCATCAGAGCCATCGGTGCGGGCCTCCAGGCGGTCTTCCTCCGTCTCTGCGAGTTTCTCGCCCGATTTATCCTTCTTTCCGTTACGGACACCTGCGGACTGTATGGAGATGAGCAAATCAGGGTTGTTGTCACGGTTGATGAGAACCTGATGCTGGGCGCGTCCCTGGAACATACGGTTGATCAGCTCGTTTTTCTTGATATGGTCCCAAGGATTGCCGATATATTTTTCACGGACAGCCCACTGATGACGACGGAACATGCTCTTGATGATCGCGGCGAAGCTCTGACCCCTTGACGACGCATATTCCTGACCTAAGAACGTGGAATCGTAGTAGAAGATGACGCGATGGGTGCGATGGTAATAGTAGTACTCCATGAAGTCCTCGCACAGTTCCTCCAGTTTGCGGTCGTATTTGACAAAGAACGATTTCAGGACACGGAGTTTGCCGTCATCGCCCACCTGGCCGCACACGAGCCAGTTGATGAGCGCGTTGGCATCAAAGGCAATGATAATCGGTTTGTCCGGCTCCAGATCGCCGTCGGTGCGACAGTCATTCGGAATGCCACCTTCATTGTTGATGGCTTCCAGCTGGAGCACCTTATTGTTCGGTGCTGTATAGAGGTTCACCGACTCGCGCATACCGCCATAGAATCCGTCGAGGGAGATACCCACACGGATGCACATGATGGACGTCATGAAGGTAAGCAGAGGCAGTTCACGCTTCATGCGCTTGACGAACTCAGCCCCCAATACGGCGAGGTTCGTAATGCTGGAGTATTTACAGTAGAGCAAGCATTTGGAGCGGAAAAAGTTCAGCTGCTCTTCCTCTTTTCTGATTTTACGGTCATAGTAGATGGCACGTTCAGGGTGCCTTTTCAGCTTCTGCTTAAGTACCCAGATATGATTGACCAATCCCTCGATGACGCGAACCAGAGCGGAGTCCATCTGTTCCTCATATCTGAAGTACCAGGATCCTTTCTTGGTCATGGCCGTATCACTGGTGATGGTCATGCCATGATGCATATAGCACTTGCCGAAATACATCTGATTGCCACGGTTCGCCTGGAACGTCTCATCTTTCAGCTGCTCGAAGTCGAGAAGCTTTGCTTCATCCAGAACCACGTAGTCGAGAGACAGTGAGTTACTGGTACCGCTTCGGTCCTGACTGACCAGGTTGATGATGGAGCCATTGTAGAATGCAATGGTATTCTCCCAGTTGGCAGGCTCGAAGATAGGTTTCTTCCATCCGAGGGCTTTCCATGGCTTTTTACCGACGATATAGTGGCGGTCGCGCCGCAGGCCCCAGTTCTCCCAGTGTATCATCCATGAGGGAACGATGTTTGTCAGGCCACGTTTCACGGACGGACAGACGGCAGCGCCGCAGGATCCTTCCATCTGCTGTGCAGCGGTAAGGATGCGACCTGCCTGCACGAGACCCTTGCCGAAGCCACGTCCGCATTCGGCAACGAGGTCGCGCGGCATCATCATCAGCATGTATGCCTGGCCGTCGTTCAGGTACTGCTCAAATATCGGTTCCTGCTGTTCCATCCTCTTCCACCTCTTCGTATTCGGTATAATCCTTCTCTTTTTCTATCTCGCGGTTATAGCGTTTGTTCATCGTGAGGATATCCTTACGCAGTGAGGCCTCATTGTCATAGCCTGGAATCTTAAGCGCAGCGGGATTGCTGGTAAACACGACACCAAAGAGCGGGATGCGGTCGTAGTTCGTATCCGGCTCATCCTCCTTATCGGTGCGGTTATTCAGCACACGTACCTTCTCGATGGCGGCTACGGCCTTGTGCTCTCCGGCACGGCGTGCTGCCTTCAGGTCTTGTTCCAGATCCTGGTTGATCTTCCACCGCATGAAGTTACGGCTTGCCTGCTGCATGTTGCCCAGGATGATCTGCACCAGGCGCACGTCATCGTAAGCCTGTGCCCTGCCCACATTGAAGAGTGCCATATCCTGCTGCATGATATCGCGCTCGAACTTATCCGGGAACTGGAGCCAATAGGCGTACAGTCCACGCAGGCGGTGAAGCCGCTGGATAATGGTAGGACTCACTCGTTCTTCGAGGAGTTCTTCATCGCTCTTTACGATGTACTTTGTATAATCATCGAGGTTGGTAGGCAGTGGCATAGCATCTGTTTTTAGACGGTTATTTCATTCAGGATGCGTTCAATGCGCTGCTGACAGTCAGCGATGGCTGACGGGCTGCCGGCACGCATCAGGTCCAGTTGCTGCTGGCGCAGTTCCTTATCGGTCTCTTCCAGTCCCGAGTAGTAGGCACGTCGGGCAGGATGTCCGAGGGTGTTGATATCGTCATGAAGCTGCACTTCATCAATACCCAAATGGAAAGACACCATCGATGGGGTCATTAAGGTTCTCGCGCACCTGGTTATCTCTTTCAGTAATTCTGTTGAATAGTCCATTGAGTTGTATTGAGTTTTTATCCACGATATCGCGCAATCCGCTGTAGAGGTCATAGAATGCCATCTGGTCAGTTGTGACCATGGTACATTCCGCACGGTCGCCGTATGTCTGGTTCTGTGAGGAAATGACAGACACCAGGTGTGTGTCATTCTGAACGAGTACGATCTTCGAGTGGTTCATCCCCAGATATACGGAATCAAAGCACGACTGCATCAGACGGTAAAGATGCAGCGTTTTCTTAGAGGCCTTTAGGTCAGCTAACAGTACGCTGTGACCAATGAGTTTCTTCTTACGGAGGTTGTAGAAGCCATTCAGGAAAGCCTCGCTGGTGCTGAAGGTGCTGACATATACATCAGCACGCCCGGTCTGCTGAAGAATCCAGTTCAAGAGACCGAGCGTATGAAGTCCAGTACCCAGATAGCACTGAGAGGCGCACTTATTCAGTGGCTGGAGTATCGTCGCTATGTTCCTGCCCCTGCCCATCTGAATCAGAAATTTCGAGTTTGATGTCAGCCTCCGTCAGCTGCTGGCGGAGATCATCCGTGATGACTTGTTTCGTGCGGATCAGCACGTCGACGCGCTGCTGTATGCGGTCGCGCAAACTCTCCAGCTCCTTAGCCTGTGCATCGTTGAATCCTTCCTGCTTGGCTGCAGCAACCAGGGCAAGCAACTTGGGCATGTTCTTGGAGATGTATGGGCGAGCTGCCTTGATATCCTTGATGTCCTGTGCAGACAGCTGTATATCATCGGCTGTAGGAGTCTGAGTACCAGCTTCCTCATTGATGTCAACGAGCACATAGTGGTCGTAGGTATCGAAATCCTTCTTATAGGCATCCCACAGTTCGGCAATGGCAGATGTGAACTCATAGCGGTCGCAGGCTGCTGTGAGGGTCTTACAGGTCTCGTGTGCCTGCTTCATTTTCTTATAGCGCTCTGCGTTCTTATCCCAGATGGCACGGATGGTTTCAGGAAGGGTGTCATGGTCGGTACGCTTGCCGCGTGCGACGATGGCATCCGTCTGCTTGTATGGCTCCTCAGAAGAGAGTGCCGGAGCAGGGAGGAAACTATCCTCTGGAATCTCACCGAGGGCTGCTGCAGCCTTATCAGTGGCCTCCTCTGTGTCAGCGATGGCCTTGCCGATGACAGGGAGGATTTGTTTCTCTAGATTCTTCACATCCTCAAGGTTCATGTCATCCTGAAGATAGGCCAGGTGTTTCTTCAGTTCATAGACCATTTTTTCCTCATAGTGAGAAGGCTTTCGCATTATGGTGTTGTACATGGCGCGGTTGCGGTTGCACTGCAGCACCATCATAGCACCGTTGGCCAGGTCGGCCTCAGTGTGCTTTTTCTTTGAGAGCCATTCTTCAACTCTGGCTCGAAAAAGTTTGTCTATACCCTTCATATTTTTCTAATTAAAAAGGCGGAACGAGGCAACCTTGCCGCATCCCGCCTCCGGTTTTTTTATTTATTAATTCGTATGAATAGAGAAAATGAGGCTCTATGGCTTGGCAGTAACCTCACCAGTCGTGCAGTCTAACTCACCATCTGATACAGGAAGTTTTCCGTAATAGAAGGGAGCGGGCATCTCATCATCGGCAACGATTTCAAGGGCCGTCTGGTTGGTGTCTGTGGGAGCCTGGCCGGTGTCCTGATTGGGGTTCACCTCTGCAGGGAACTCATCAGAACCGACTACGCGGAACTTACCTGTGCGGGTAGGAACCACGGCAATAACCTCAGCATTGAGAAGTTCGGCAATCAAGCCTGTTACTTCCTCTTCTGTACCAGGAGCATTACCTTTATAGGTGTTCTTGTATGTTTTCGAACCGAAGGTTCCCTGAGGTTCACATGTCAGTTGGCCATTATTGTTAATAATGTCCACCTGAATAAAGCATTTTCCCTGAGCCATCACGAAGCCGTTGGCAACATTGGTGTCTCCGGACGCGATAGTGGCGGGATATGTTGCGACATCTGAGAGCTTAGCGCCCTCTGCTGAGCGGTCTGCCAGTTTCGGGAACTTCACGATATCACGGATGTCAGCCAAATATACGCGCTTCTTTGTACCAGGAAGCGACTTCTTACCCTGGCAGAACTTGACATCCTGCAGCAGGGTTTTCTCGTTTGAACAATCTTGTGGCATTTTCTTTCGTTTTTTGATGTGAATGAAAGTGGGGCGGCAGCCCCGACGCTTTTAATCCTTAGCCGCCAACCCCTGATACCTTATTCATCAGATGGCGGTTGTGCCATCGATGGTAGCGAAGAGGATACGTTCAGCGTCGATGCTCTCGTACTGAACGCCGAAGAACATCGTGGCGATGAACTGGAGCACGAATGCCTTGAAGCGTGCCACCTCGACATTCTCCTTATCAGAGATCTGGTCGACACCATAGAGCATGTTGCGCTTGGTGGTCAGCTGCAGGAACGGTGAGCCGTTCTTACATGACAGCGGAACGAAGGTGACGTTTTCGAAGCCTTCGATGACGTACTTGTGGAACTCGCGGTTGTACGCAGTACCGCCAGTGGTGGTCTTGTAATCCTCCTCGTAGTCCCAAACGACGTGCTTCGGGCAGAAAAGCAGAAGCTCTTCCTCATCCATGAGGTGCTCGTTGGCTGCCTTACAGATGGCGCGAAGCACATCATAGGCATTGTTCTTAGTGATGGCCTCGATGACCACCTTGTTTCCAAGAGCGGTGGTGATAGCAGCGGGCTTTGCCTCGATACCCTGAGCCACGTTAGCCTCGATGGCGGTCATCTCGGTCTTGGCGATGGTGTCAAAGCCGTTGAAGAGATCGTGCGTGGTAGCGCCATTGGCGTTACGCACGGCTGTAAAGAGCTCCTTATAGAGATGGTCACCCATCTGGCGGGTGAGCATGGTCAGCACCATGCGGGCCAGTTCGGTATTCTTCATACCCTCACCGTGCAGCACTGAGGGACCCCAGATACTCTGAACGATGGTGTTGGGACGGAAGTTTTTCACGACGCTACCCAGATATGTGAAGAGGGTACGTGGCGTGATTTTCACGTCGCTGTTATCCTCACGGTCCTCGTTATAAGGTCCAAACTGCATGTCACCAGTCAGCGTACCGACGGTCTCTGCCACTCTGATACCCACACGGGGTGTCATAAACTTCAGTGCCTTCTCAGCCCGATATACGGGAATCTGCAACAGCTGCTTGCGCAGTTTGCGGGCACTCTGAGCCAGTTCCTCAAAGGTTACCTCCGGCTCCTGGATCTGAACTACTGAACCTGTTGCCATAATTACATGTCCTTGATTTCGTTCAACATCGACTGTGCGGTGATATCACCGGCACCTTCGTCTACATGCTCTCCGGCAGGGACTTTGTCCTCTGCCCCTGGGGCCTTCTTGAGGTTGGCAATCTGCTTGTCGCGGTCAGCCACGTCCTGCAGAGCCTTGTCGAGCTTCGTCTGGAGGTCTGCCAGAGCATCCTTGGCTGTCTTTTCAGCATCCTTGGCTGTCTGCAGATCCTTTCCCAGCTGAGCGACATGTTCCTCAATCTTGTCCGTCTGCTCCTCAGTGAGCATGACCTTGCCATCCGTCACCTCGAAGTCCTGTACGGCCAGCAGGGCGCACAGGCAAGCAAAAACTTTCTTCATGGGGTTTGTACTCTCATCGGCGAAAAGTTTAGGAAATCGCTTCTGCATCCATGCAGTCGCCTTCTGCATGAAACCTTCAGCTGGATTACCTTCTGCGTCCACGACGGAGGCCAGCGGCTCCGGCGCATCTTCAGGGAGGGAAGGAAGACCGAAATCCTTGAATATAGAATTATTGAATGTAGTCCTGAGTCTGTTCGACTTCTTCTTAATGTCCTCATCCTCTACGATATGGTCGATGAGTCCGAAGTCAAGGGCATCCTGCGGGGAGAGCCAGGCGGCAGCCGTCATCTTCGCCATACAGTCATCCACGCTCTTGCCGTTGCGCTTGGCATAGAGCGAGGCGATGACGCGGTCGATGGTATCCAAGTCCTGGCGTTCTTTCTGGAAGGCAGCAATGATCTGGTCGAGCTGCTCTTTGTTGGCCATCTGCCACTCCATCACGGCAGTGCTGGCATTGTGGATGAGCATCAGCGACCCGTCAACCATGTCCACTTCTTTCGCGCCCATGGTGAGGAAAGTGGCGGCGCTGGCGGTCATGCCAATGATGTGGCAGTGCACCTTGCCATGGTTTTTGATGTACTGATAAATCTGCAGTCCGGCATCTACGTAACCGCCGGGAGAGCAGACGGCAATATGAACATCCTCGTCCTTATGAGCATCGAGGAAGTTCTTGACCTGGGCGGCGGTAGTACCCCGCTGGCCTGTCCACCAATCGAAGGCCACGCCTATCTCTCCGGAAATAATAAACTGATATTCCATTGCGAAACTAAATTTTGACGCAAAGGTATATCAATACGAGCGACATGAAAAATACCCGTTATTCGAGCAAAGAAGGTATAAAACGGGGTGACGACCAGCTGACAGTGACCTCATTGAGCTGATTATCGGTCACATTCTCCGGCATTGTTTCCGAGACAGAAAGAACCGGGTAGGGCCTCTCGTCGGTACCGATCAGTCTGTACTGGCCATTCTTCAGGCGGCACCGGTAGGCAAAGTGACCGCGTCCGGCCATCGTCTCACAGGTCTTGAAAGTGAGTTTTGCCGTCCAGACCGTATTTTTATCCTCCTGCTTGTCAGTGATGACAAGTTGCGCATGGGGCTTGATTTGAATGGCCTGCCATTCTGTGGCAGCCGGAACGGAGACAGAGGTCAGATTCTTACGGAACATGCCTCCCAAGTATTGAACAGGGATGCGCTCTACTGCCGTGACGATTTTTATGATTTTCATCTTTTATCGGGTGTTATCGTGAATGATTGCTTGTTATCGCCTTTTATCGGGAGATATCGCTGCTGCTTGCTCGGAAAAAAAAGAGGGCATATCATGGCACCGATTTCCTGTGTTATTTTTTGTTAAACCGCTTGTCATGATTCCTTGTTTTCCTACGGAGGTCAACTCCTTTTTCCACATAGGAATTGCGCAGCCGGTTATAGCGCTGAAGGATGGTACGGTCATACTCGATGTCTATGCCGTGCATCTCACACCAGGCATCGATGGCCCCCAGTACCGAGCAGCCGACGTCTGACATGTCATTAAGCTCGTTCCACATCATCAGCTTGAAGGTCCGTTCAATACAGTCCACCACAGCCTCCTTGCCTTTTGTCCCGAGGTAGTTATAGACTGCAGGATCCTTCTTCTCGTTGTCGGGGATTGAGACGGCGGTCAGGCCAGGGGCGGCCACGTCTGGCTGACGGCCTTCCGGAAGCTTCTGTGTGAACTGAAGAATGGTGGAGTTTTCCACCGAGTGCGGTTGGAACTGCACAGGGTTGCCAAAATGATGGTGCAGCCATTGTGCCACGAAGGGCCGAAGACGAAGATAAACGACGAACTTGCTCATACTCAAATAGGTTTAGAGCACAAAGTTATCAAAATTTTTCCGAAAATTCCGTTTTTAAACGGAGAATTTAAATCCTCGCGCACGCGTATATATGCCTTGTAGCATTGTGTAGCAACGATGAGCATAGATAATATGTGCTCATTATCAACCACTTACATTTGTAGCAAATAGATTAAATGCATCTTTTTTGTTGCTACAATGCTACAAAAGTAAAGATATTTGTCCCGTTGCTACAAATTGCTACATCGTTGCTACAAACCAAGGCCCGTTGCTACAAACTCTTTTGCGCTGATATTCAATAGTTTGCAGCGTTGCGACAAAATGCTACAAATGTAACACCCACTTTTTTACTTCTCAAAACGATTTTTGCAAGGCCATAGACGCGCATCGGCCCGCACAGCGCACGAAAAAGGGAGACTGCTTCGCAGCAACCTCCCGACCTTGTAAAGACTTGTAGATACGAATTGATCAGAATGGCGTATTGTCATCACCTTGTTTAAACAGCTCGCCCTGTTCCGGCTCCGGACGGGGAATCACATCGTTTTCTCCCCCCGCGTAGGTATCGAGCATGATACCGTATTTCTGGCTGACCATCTCGTAATTGAAACACATCGGCCGGTCTTGACTCCAGACGGTGCGGAAGCCGACGGTCTTGCCGTGCTCGTCGGTTATCTCCTCCCTTTCCGGTATTCCCTGGGAATTGAATTTTTTGAACCTCTCCGGGCTGGTGGTATAGCCATAGTATTCCGGTGTTATCTCCAGATAGTGCTGTATAGACTCCTGAGGCAGCACCTGCTCGTCCATGCGGCGGCCCAATTCGCGATAGGTGCTCAGTATGATGTTGCGCCGAACCATCAGCACGGGGATGTTCTTCTCGAAGTCCATCTCCTCCTTTTGCTTAGACGTGCGGAGCCGCTGTTTGTAGCGTATCTTATAGTCCTGGTCCTTCATCAGGATTCCCTTTTGGATGGCCGACGATATGATGTTCCAGAACCCAGCTACCTCGTCGACGCTTGCCGACATGTCGTTTTGTCTGATGATGCCTATCTTGCAGAGCTCCTTTAGTTGGTCGTAGGTGAACGGCAGCTGCAGCACATCCTCCAATGATATATAGGTTGCCAGCAGCACCGTCCAGTTGCCCTGTATGCGGTCGACGATGGCGCCCTCTCCCCTCAGCTCGTACTTCATGTCGCTCTCCGCCTTTCGCCAGGCTGCTCCAAATGAGGCCTCGAACTTGTCTCGGTGCTTCAGAATCTCTACGGTAATATGAGAGGCCCCAAGCATACGCCAGTGCATCAGGTCGGCATACTCCTGTCTTTCCTGTTCACTGAAGGAGTGTTTGTCATAGGTCAGGTATATCAGGCGGGTGAACAGAGCCGGGTCGGCCGTGGGCATCTCCTGGCCGCACATGATGACGGCAGAGTCCACTCGGGCCTGTTCGCGCTTTTTGTCCTTGTCCATGTTCATGCGCATGCGCCCAACCCCACCCCAGATGTCCTTCAGGAACTGGAGCTTCTTGATGTCGATGCCATTCTTGTACTCGTCGAGAAACACCAATGCATTCGACACCGAGGCCACTGCATCAGCCAGCGATGGTATGCTGCTTTCGATGTTGGGCGGGTCATAGTCTGTCTGGAAGAATCCCATTAGTGTTCGCGCCAGCTCCGTCTTACCGCTGCCCGGGGGCCCGAAGAGGTTGAGGATGGGAATCTTCACGCTGCGCTGCCGTATGATGTCAGCAAACAGCGAGGCCATATAGAAAGTGAGAGCCACCTTGGCATTCGGACCGAACACCCGGCAAATCTTAGTAAAGTATTCATTGAGGGATATATTGCTGTATCGTGTGAGCTGGAACTTGCGCTCGTTGACATAAAGTTCCTTGGAGTTTTTGTAGATCTGCGACAGGGCAGGCAGATAGAACTTGCCGGCACGGAGCCTGACGATGCCCATCTTGTCCACATCGTGCCAGTCGGTATCCTCCAGTGCGCCGTTGCTGAAGGCGTAGAAGCCTTCCTTCTGCCAGCCCAGCTGTTTAATTTCGACGGCAGTTTCTGTGACTTTTGCCAGATAGGACTGCAGCTTTATCAGTTCCTGGTCGCTGGCCATCCATATATAGTTGCCCTGGCCGAGCAGCCTTTTCCGGAGTGATTTGGAACTGGTCAGCACTTCCATGTCGAGTTCCACCACTTCCGGCTTGTCATCCTCCTCACAGTTGTTAATCTCGAACAGGCGCACTGGTCGAAGGTCATCCTTGATGTGGAAGAGCGGCTTAAGTCGGAAGTTAGACCACTGCAGCTCATCACCGTCTTTTGTTGTCCCGTAGTAACAGTTGTTTTTCTCGATGAATCCGAACTGCCGTAGCATGTCGATGTCGCCGCGCTTGTTCTTTCTCGACAGTCGCTCCTGTTTACGGCGCTTAGCCGAATTGAAGGCATTGCGCCACAACTGCTTCGTACCGTCTATGCGTGCGAGTTTTGAAAGATAGGTCTCTTGTAAGTCTTCATCTTTGATGCACACAAGGAGGTCGCACACGCTGTTGATGACCTTCTGCCGCTCCTCGGTAGTAGCTTCCTTGTCGAGCGATTTTTCCAGATACCATAGCAGGAACTCCTTCTCTGTGAGTCCCATCAGATCGGTGTCTTGGTTGATGAACTCGTCGGGGTCCACCTTTTTCGGATGCTCTGCTTCCAGGTCATTCGGTATCTCACGCACCGACACGGTGAAGCCGCACTCCATGGCCAGGGCACCGTTCTTCAGCACGTTCTTGAATCCGGCGCCCAATCGTTCGCCGGTCTTTGGCACGTCGCTGTCAGGGATGAAGCACAGGGTGATGTTTTGCATGCGATAGTCACGCAGACGCTCAAACTGGTCGCGCGTCCACGCACCGCCGAGCGAGGCTATGGTGTTCAGGATACCCACTGACTGCAGCTTGATGACGTCGGGGCCACCTTCTACCAGAAACAGTTTCTCCTGCCTGCGGGCTGCAGGCAGTGCCTGGTCGATGCCGAAGATGCTCCGGCTCTTATGGTAGATGTCGCTGTCGCTGGAATTGATGTATTTGCGGTCATCCTCTCCGTCCATGGTGCGGGCCGTGAAGCCCTCGATGTTCATATATCGGTCGCGAATGGGAATCATGATGCGGTTGCGATAGACACAATACAACTGGTGTGTCTTCTCGCTCATACGCAAGATGCCCATTTCCTGCAGCAGGTCGAAGTTCAGACCTTTCTTCTCGCAGTATGCCAGAATCTTGCGCCCATCCTCAGGCGCGAATCCGAAGCGCTGCTCTTTGCAGTACTCGCCATCCCACCGTGAAAGCATATAGTCACGGGCTGCGATGGCCGCAGGGGCGTCCTGCCATATTTGCTGATAGAACCACTGTGATAGATAGTCATTGATGATGCGCATTGACTCCTTCTTCTTCTGCCTGGCTTCCTCCTCCGGGGTGGACTGGATATCCGCATCCTGCAGGTCGATGTGCAGCTCGTCCTTCAGCAGTTTTTTCACGGCCAGTGGGAAGGGTAGTCCCTCTATCTTCTGGATAAACTTAATCACCGTGCCGCCGTCCTGGCACGAGCCATAGCAGTGCCACAGGTTCTTGGCGGTGTCAACACAGAAAGACGGGGTCTTCTCCTGATGGAACGGGCAGCAAGCCCATGACCGGTGCCCCTTACGCTTCATTTCGCCCACGTAGCCCGAGACAACCTTCTCCAAATCTACACGGTCGATAATCATGTCAATGTACTTCTGATCAATCATGTTCTTTCGGTCTTTTCTTCGGCTGCAAAGTTGGCAATTGCTTTTGAAAGCATAAAATACTTTTATAGCATCATGACTTAGCCTCTCTGATTCGCTGTTTTTCTTCGTCAGTTGTTATAGGCATCCACACATCTGTGTAGTTGCCTGCATCGTCGCAAAACACCTTAGCATCGTCTTCCTGTTCCCAGTACCGCTGCTTGCCAGTGGCCACGGCAAAGTCAAGTTCCACATTTGCACCAGATGAACGATACCAGTCGGCCAGCATATATATGGCATCGCACTGGGCAAGTTGTACGAGGTCACACAGCAGAATCTCCTGATAGAAGGATGTCTTATATGTTGCATTCTCCACATTGTATTCTGCTTGCCAACCCAGCCCACTCGTGGTTGGGTTGAATGTTTCGAAACCTTTAGCCTTCAGCATCTGCTCGGCCCTGGCAAACTTCTCGAGGGTGGCATCACTCAGCCCTTCCTCGCCAATCTTTCCACTGATATATATCTTCATGTCTTTTTTCCTTTCCTTTTGTACTGCCAGCCTACGAGCCTGTTGTACGGCAGCGCTATTCCGTGATAAGGGCCAGGTTTGCGGATGGCGAAGTCGCCGTCTTCGTCTACTTCGCCGTCGGAACATCTTTCGTAGCATTCAAGATTGTCGAATACAAAGAGAGCAGTCCTGCTCCTATCAATATCCCCGAGCGTGTCCGGCTTGCGGAGCTTGTATTTCTGGCCGTTGGTCAGTTGAATTCTAATATTATCGATGGCCATATCATATTATGTTAGGTATTTTGTCATATATTGATTTCAGAAGATAGCGGAAGCCCGTTTTCACGCTTTTCCGATGCGTCTTCAGAAGCCATTGCATAACACCACGGTTGATGCCGGTTGCTTCAACCGCATGACCGATGGATGGGAACACACGACCGGTCTCTATCTCTATAACAGGTTTCCATTGTCTTGAAGGATCGCGTTTCAGTAAGCCCATAGCATGCTGGCGCCGCATATTCTCCCGACGGTTCTCCATATACTCAGGAGTCATTCGGCGTTTTCTGCCCTTCATGTTATTGTGCCCTTTCTTGAACGTGCCGTCAGCATTCCTTGTTTCGCAGGGAATTGTCTTCAAAGCCTCTGTGTTATTACTGAAATATAATGGCTTGTAATCTTCCTCGTAGAACCAATTAAAACCTCCGCAAAGCCTTTGGCGCCCACGGCAGCAACGGGTGATACCATCGCGGCTGAAGCCATACTTATCCACAGCTATCTTAATGCTGTCGAACATTCCGGCCAGCTTGCCATCAGGGTACACAGCAACTACAGGCTGCCTCTGTCCTGGATAGTCGTGTACGTTGTTCTTATGTTTAGGAATGACCCGCTTCATTTTCGACCTCTTTTATTAATTCCAGGTTGCTAATACATGTCCCTTTCCATCCATCCCACGTCGGTTCGTCAAACATAACGTCAACGAATGTAGAACGCCCCAGTTCACTGATGTCTGTAATTGTTCCACGGTGATGGATGCCGTCATCTGTGACGGCTGCATCCACAATAACTCTATCACCTACTTTCATGTTCACACGGTTTATAATTGATATATACTATATAGCATTTGCATCTCTGACAATATTCTCCATTGATGCAGTTTCTTTTTTCCTTACATACGCCACAATCCTTATGCATTTTATGAGCTTTGAAATGGCCGCCCCACCCAAAGGTTATTATTGTGAAGAGTATTAATTATGGCATGGCGAGGCGGCCGAAAGGTTTGACCAAACAACTGTATGTTATGCATGCGCATGACTTTGATGATTTCACGACAGTTCTTGGCATGGAGTTTCTTCTTGATGCTGTGCAGTTGCACCTTCACGGTCTGCGGTGACTTTCCCAATCGCCTGGCTATCTCGTCAAAGGTCTCTCCCCAGAGGTAGAGCTTCACGACCTCCTTCTCTGCCGGCGTGAGCTTGACTAAACTCTGAGGTTTACAAATGACGTTTTCATCAGGGCAGTATTTGCTCCCTCTCAGTGGACAACGCACTTCCTCAAAATGGAGAATGTCATACTCGATGTCCGGCGTGAGCAAATCGTGCTCGCCGAAGTTGCATCGGACGAATCTATCAACGATGGCAAAGGCCGCTTCATCCTGATGGGCATGACTCTTTGACTTCGGTTTGTACAGCAAGCGGAGGCGGGAATATGCACCAGGGAATCTCTCCATGATAATGGAAAGAAGATGGAGGCAAACCTTTTTCTCGAATCGGGTCAGGCGTTTCTCCGGTTTCTCCCCCTCCTTGAACCATGTCTGCCCATCTGGTGCTACACGAAACTCTATTGCCTCCATGCGCCTTCCCTTATTGCATCCGCTATATCCATCTCCTCGTTTTGGCGAAGCGTGAGTTCGGAGTTCTCACGCAGTTTAGCACTTAGCGTATGCACAGAATAACCGTAGTGTATGGTCAGGAATCTTAGCAGCTGACCTTTCTCTTTTTTCGACAGGGACTGGTAATAGCCCCTCACGTCTATGTGCTGTTTTTCTGTCAT